CAAAACTTCCAACAGGCGATAAAGCAATTAAAGAATGGGAAGATGAGCTTCAAGCCTATCTTAATGATTGGCGTAAGTTTTGGGTTGCTGAAGGCTTGGAGCTTCAGTTTCCAGATATAAGTTTGGCAGACCCTAAAGAGCATAGGCAAACAGCAATCAATGATTGCTCTGCTTCTTCTGGCATTCCAAATAATATGCTTAACGGTTCCCAAACTGGTGTTTTGGCCGGGAACAAAGATTACACATTCTTTTTAATGTGCCAGAATAGCCGCCGTAATGAATACGGAACAGACACAGTTAAAGATGTTCTAAATCGTCTTATTTCTTACGGCGCTTTACCTAATGAGGAATTCAAAGTTGAATGGACTGATTTATTAACCCTGTCAGATATGGAGCTTGCAGAATTGGCAGATAAGCAAGCTTCAGCGAATCAAAAACAGTTTTCAGCTGGTCAACCTGCAATATTTCCAGTTGAACACATTCAGCAAGCTGCTGGTGTTAAGGTCGATGAATTAGAAATACCTTCAGAAGAAGATATTGAAGATATTGATGATGAAGAAAATACTTAAAATAAATCTTTCTAGAGATGAAGATCCAACAGGTCAAGCAAGAAACAGAGCCAGCCTAAACAAAAAAATAAAGGTTAGGCTGGCTAATGCTCAAAAGGAAGTGATCAATTTATTCAATGAGATTCCAAGAACCTCAAAGAGAGAAAAGAATTTATCACTGAATCAAGAAACGTTTACTGTTTATGATTATGACGTATCACCTGAGCTACAGGATCAACTAGAAAGCCAAATTCAATCAATCATTAATCTTTGGTTGCTTCTTGGTGATAATCAAAGCAAACCTTTTGATTTTTATTCTGATGCGAATGTTGAAGAAGCATATAGAACAGGAACACTTGAAGTTGTTCGTGATCTCAACAGGGATTTAACTAGCATATTTTCATTAACTACTATTGCTGCCGCTTTTTCTGCGTTGCTTCCAAGATCTTTTGATGTTAATACTATTTTGTTCAGCCAAGATTACTTAGAAAATGTTTTAGGCTATCAGAATGATATGTTTTATCAGCTAAAGGGTTTGAGTGAAAAAACATCTTCACAAGTTTATGAAAGAATCGCTTCAGGAATTAAAGGAAATAAAACGCCTAGAGACATCATTAAGGACATAAAGAAGCGTTCTCAAGTATCTGAATCAAACGCCAAACGCATTGTAAATACCGAAATAAACCGCATTTACAATGATTCGATAATGGATGCTATAGACTCTATAAACAACAATGCTAATATTAATGCAGCTGGCAGACATAAATCAGCGCTTTTACCTACTACAAGAAAAGACCATGCAGCAAGGCACAATAAAATATATACAACAGCTCAACAGTTAAGATGGTGGGAAACAGGAGTCAACAGGATTAATTGTTATTGCTCATTCAGAATTGTTGTTTTAGATGATAATAACAATGTGATATTAGAATCTTAGCTGTTTTGATTTTGTCAAGTTGCATAGTATACTACAATCAAACTGATACAAGGTGCTCACCGTCAAATGAAAAAGCTAATTTTTTGCACTCAGAAAGTAAATAAGTCAAGCATACGCCGTGAAAATAGAAACGGTGTTGAACACATTATTATCACCTCTTTTACTTTGCCGCCTGATATCGTTATGAATCGCGTTCTTTACCCTAAAGATGTTACTAAAAGGGATTTTGCAACATTCACCAGAAGCACCACCCAATTTAACCAAGTCCATTAGAGAGTTAAAACAACCTTCTAATTCTGGAATGCCATATATAGATCCATCATCAGCACCTTCTGCAGAAACAACAACACGGTCAGGGTGAAGCATTGCAGATCTTGCGCTTTTATCATCACGGTTGCCAACAGCGCTTGAATTGTAGTTGTACATTGTTGGATTACCATCATCATCCACTGTAGCAACAGTTAATTGTGATTCGTATATCGGTTTAAACGAAACAACAGCATCAACACCGGATACTGTATCAACTGGCTGATCTAATTCTTTTCCATCTTTTATTTCAATAAACAAACCAGCATAACGTCCTACACGCTGTCTCTTGTCCAGACCTTTTAATCTACTCCATAGCTTACGATCTTCAATAAGCTTTTCTAAGTCGCTCAGAAATCTATTTGAAGCTTCTATTGTTGGTGCGTCAAGCCAAGTGATATTGGGTGGAATATTTACAATAGCTTTTGCTGTTCCGTTTCTACGATACATATTCCAGAAGTTAAAGAATTGAAGCTGTTGAGGGTAGCCAAAATTAGCATATATATTATGAAGGCAATCAGCAAAGTGATAGCCGCCACTAATGCCAGCATCAGACAAACGCAATGCTATAGCAGATTGACCAAACTGATTAACACCATTATGAACAAGTTGAGTGATGTTATCTTGCAGCTTATTAAGCCTTGCCTCTCTTTGCTCTAACTGTTTTTGCTCTTTAGATTTCCAAAATGCCATGATTTTATTCTCTGCTTACTGGTTGCGTCTATCATACCAAGACAATTCAATTTCTTCTTCAGGAGCATAACACATAATAAAAGCGTCAGCATCGTTAGGAGACTCAACATCACGCTTCTTTAAATCTTCTTTTGATTCAACCATTACTTTTCCTGATTTGCTGAATTTTCTTCTTGGTGTTGAAAGCTCTGTTATTAAATTTGCCAAGTTAGGCATATCTGAACTAATACTGATTAATTCATGCTCTTCAAATTCGTGCCCTTTCATTACAGCGTTATATGTATTTCTACAACGATCAGCAACTAACCACCATGATTGTGCTTTCAGATTTTCAAAGAAGTCTTTATTGGTTACTTCATCACCTTCATCATCAGATTCAAGATATACGTTATCTGGATTAACAACAGAGTCACCAGCAATAAACTTTTCATATCTCACATCAACATGAGTATAGTCTTCTTCTAATCGCTCTGAGTTAAGCTCTTTAAACTTAGAGCCACAACCAGCACCAACACCTATTGAATCATATCTAACTTTGGCCTTGTTATTTACGGCAACATTAAAAACTCTTGTGCTGCTTTCAAGTAGCTCATCCTCTTTTCCTTTCCAATGTTCGCCCCAAGTAGCAACAATGCCATGAGCCAAAATTTGAGAACAAAGATCGTTACCACTATCAGCAACATCAAATCCAACTCTTTTATCTCCATTGGGCTCAATACCTAACTTAATATGAGCATCAATACAGGCTTCTAGCCATGAACGTTTAATAACAACATCATCATCATCAGTTTTTGGCTTGCCTAAATAAACATATTCATATTCATCATAATCTGATTCTTTAAGCCTGTTTATCTTCCTGAGCATTGTCTGAGAAATGAAAGGATTTTCATCATAGTTAATGTGTCGAACAATAACACCGTTTTCAGGGTCGTGTTTAAAGTTCTCTATGTAATCAGATACAAGCCTTGGATTGTAAAGGATCCAACATTCCGCGCCTTCCTGTCTTAATGTGGGCTCTATAACTTGCCATTGCTCTTTAGTTAAACCTTCACCTTCTTCAATCCATCCAATGTTGGCACCTTCAAAACCTTTGATTTCTGCTATATCCCTGTGAATACCATAGAAGTGAAATGAAGAGCCCGTTACTTTATGGCGAATTTCAGAAGCTAAAACATCAAATTCATCATTAAGGCCAAATCTATCTATCTGTATTTTCAGGATTGCATAAACAGATTCTTTTATCTTGTTTTGGAATTGACGCATACACAAGAATTTAACTGTGTAATTGGCAGCAAGGAATACCGCAAAGCCAGCAGCATCCCAAGTTTTGGAAGAAGCTCTTCCACCTCTTAAAACCTTTACATCGGCTTTTGTTCTCCAAAATGGTTTTAATGCAGGGTTTAAGGAAGGCTTCTCTTGAACACTAAGCTGATTCATCTTTAGGAGAATCTTGATAGAAGTCGTTGAAATCTTTCTTAGGGCTCATTGAACCATCAGAACTAATATTATCAACTGTTTGCTTGTCGTTCATATCAGTAACATTCTTGGCAACAAAGATAGCAAAGGTTTTTTCATAGTTACCGATTAGACCGTTTTGAA